CATTAGCCGTATTTCCTCTTATACTAAATGAAATTGGAGCAATTAACTTATGTCCAGGAAGAGGGTAAAGTGGGTCTAATATAACTAAACTACCTACAGGAAAATCTGCCGTATTAACATAATCCTCACCGCTAACTGCTTTTGATAAAGTACCAGTTCCATTATTAACTGTGTTTTTAAGTAGCCCAGTCTCTAAGCTTCCAAGTGATTGTGCTTTAGTAAATGTATAAGTTGTCCCAAGCCCGTATAATTGTTTTAACGGCTCTGGTATTAAAGCCATTTTAGGATTTTCCCAATTGAATTCTACAACAGAAGACCCCACAATAAAATTGGCATTATCAAATCGCTTCATTATTTGCGCTGCTCTAACTTGCGTCATCGCTAAGGATGAAGAGATGTCAGTTCCTATTGGATTGCCAAATGTATCATATTTAGTTGCATAAATTTGAGGTAAAAATGGACCAGACATTACCCAGTCAAAAGCAGATGTATAATCAAATGTAGGATTTGGAATCCTAAAATCGCCAATAATTGGACTTATAGGGTTTGGAAAGACTGCCTCGGCTAATGGTGGTAAATTTATAATGCCTATATGCAATGTTTCTTGCGGTTCATTATAATAATCACCTATCCATATTCGGTTATGGTCCAGTTTTTTTAATTCTTCAAAATTTCCTATTTTTCTTTTTAAATCTATTATATCTTGGCGTACGTCAATTAGAACTGGTGATGCAAAAGACCTCCCCTCTTTATCTCCAAGCAATATATATCCTCTATCTATAGGCAATTTACCTGTAACAGGTGATATAAAATTGTATAAACGATCGTACTTCATGCTGTTAAATGTGCTAATATACTTGAAATTTTATCACTTTCGTTTGAATAATGAGTATCAACTAAATTAGCAAGCTGACTAAACCAAGCAGGCGTGCTGTTATCAAGTTCATTAGGAAAATCCTCGGGAAATTTAGGTTGAAACTTATAAAAATACACATCTTTAGCAAGTCTGTTAGTTAAGTAATCAAGTATATATCTGCTCCATTCTTCCGCCCCAGTCATTGCAACGTTCATAATGGTTGCTGCTCTAACAACGGAATGTTCTAAATCTGTTGATGCTCCGCCGCTGCCGTCAAAACTCATGTTTCCTATTCCAGTGCCAACGTCTACTATAACAATTCTAGTAGCGTTAGGCTTAACTGTTAAACCTACATTGATTGCTGCTAATATTGCATCGTTAGCAAATAAACCTCCATCGCTATAATAATGTCCATTAAAATTATGAGCTGGTAAATAAATAGGAGCAGCACTTGAAGCTCTACAAACATTAACTATACTTTCATTATTTCCTATAAAATATGCTGGATCATTGAAATTAGAAAATACAACATACCTGCTCATGTCTTCCTCATAAGCAGGTATTACAATAGGGGTTTTGAGATTAGCTAAAGTATTCGTGCCGAAATTATCTACAAGAACCTGCTGGAGTATATTACTTCCATAGTTTGAATCTTCATAAGCAGATTTATAGAAAGCGTCATCAGTGGCAAACATAAAAGCTTTTTGTGCAAGATTTGGTCTGTTTGAATCTTCGCTTGCGTTATGGCTACCGGAAGCTACGTCTGCCGCTGTCCTAATAGTAAATATACGTTTTGCTTGGTTTAAGAAAAAACCCTCCATGTAATCTTGAGTTTTGCCAAAAGAATAACCCGAAGCAAGTATCGCTCCAATAGATGTTCCGCACATAACATCTGCGTATTTCCAAAAATCAGCTTGCGGTATCCCCCATTGATGCAAGAACTTCTGCATAAAACGATTAGAGCCGTACCCTTTTGCTCCACCACCAGGAAAACTGAATATTCTGATTGTATTAATATCCATTACAAAACCTTTAATGTTAAAAAGGAGTTTCCTTTAATATGTTGTAGTTTACCTCACAATCAAATATTTGGGTAGGAGTATCAGAAAAACAGATTAATTTATCTTTGCTTTCAGGAGTTTTCTGATAGTAAAGTTTAATACCTTCCAAATTAAGTAATTTAAGTAAATCAACGGTCTGATATTTTTTTACTTCCAGATATTTTGTGTAATTCATAGTAGAATTGGAAGTAGATGTTCTAATTTTCTGTAAATTTATACGAATGGAATCACTAGTTAGATTGAAGATAATGATATTATCAATTACTACAGTATTAGGTATTGTAGTACTTCCGGTTTCTATAATAGTTGTAGGAATTTTGTTTAATCCTGAGAATATATTACTCTTTTCATCAATAAATACACCCATACATTATATTTCCTCTCCAGGAATAAATGGACGTGGATGTGATAAAGGTACAGGATCTTTCTTTATTAAAGGTGATTTTAATTGATCATTAGGTATATCAAGATATTCTTTAGCAACCATAAGACCTGTCCACACCTTTCTATTACCCTGATGCTCGTATTGTTTATATACTTTTTCAACCATAGCACCACTACGATCACACAAATAACGTCTTTTATCTAACATCATATTTACTCAAATCGTATGAAACGGTTATATCCACATGTTCAGAATCCATTGAAATGGCCTCACTTAGATCCTGATCATACACCATCTTGAAACTATCAGCTACTTCCGGCTTGTATTTAACCGCTAGTCTCCAAGTAAGACCGGAAACCATAGCAGGATACATTTTAGCCGGAATTGCAGGAGTATGGAAAAATTTACCTGCATCATACATGTTCCTGACAAAAGAATATCTTAAAACCTGAAAACTTTTGCTAGGACTTGGATATAAATATAATTTAGGTTCTAGTTTTTTATCAAAAAAATAACAGGTAGGACGGGATATTGAATTTTTATTACTAAATGATTCATAGGTATCTTCAGATACAGACGTAATTGCCAAATCATTTGTATTATTACAAAAATATATTTCTTCCAAATCAAGTGTATATCCACCTGTTTCCCTTATTCTATAACTTCTGGCATTAACAGGTGCTATTACATCAAACCATGCAACAACGTCTTTCTGATAATTATAAACAGGAGTAATAGTTGTCGGAACAGTAAACCAAGTAACAGTATCCTGTGATGCTTCTAAAACCAAGCTATATGGACGATTGGAAACATAACTCTGAACGCCGATAAAATTTATTCTGTTTGTTTTACCAACGCCGTAATCATAGGAAATATTACCGTTTTGAACGTTTTGCGTACATCTTGTTCCAATATCACCGTCAAAAGCTGAAGCAGCATTACCGCCACCACCGCCATCATAAGTATCACCGGTATTACTTTGAGCGACACCGCCTAAATTCCTCGTAAATGTTCTAAGATGAGCACTTCTTATATCTATAATAGATGTTCCTAAAATATAATTATTTTGTCCTTCATTTAACGATAAATACAATCTGTTAACTGTCCATAAGTTAACAGTCTTATTCATCCATTCAAGAAGAATGAAATTTATGCTTCTTACAGCAGAATTAATATAAACGGGAGTTAACTGATCCCCAGGTATCCCTATTCTTTCAAAACTTTCCAGAATAAGTTCATCATTTTCTACACTTTGAAATTCAAAAGTTCCTGATATCTGAGCCATAGTTTACATAAAGAAATGACACCCCCATTAAAATAACAGGGGTGTTTGTATGTTTACTTTTTATTGGAAGTAGTCTTAGTCGTACTTTTTGGGGAGTCCTTTTTAGTACCACCCTTTTTATTGCCGCACATTACATTGGCAATAGGTCTACTATGTACCGCCATAACTAACCTCCTATACCATTAAACCGTAAACAGAACGCCAATCGGTAGCATCAAAACTGTATCTCTCAAAAGCTGAGAACCAGTTTGTATGAGAATGCTGATCAACCCACTCACTATGTTGAATTTTTTCACGATCATAATGAATCATTCCTTTAACATCGGTGATAATAGCTGCAAAATTCTCATTGGTTAAATAGTTATCAACTACATAACCTTTAGGGAATACACTATTATGGTAAACAGCGTTAACATCGTTTACACCGGCTAAAGTGTTATTGTTAGCAGTACCGATAGATGCTCTGTACTGACTATTAAGCAGAATAGTCGCAGCAGTTTCATTCGCAGTACCGACAACCAATAACTGAGGTTTAACAGAAGCAGGAATACCGGATAATTGCTTGAATCCCCTGATATCCTTAACTGCCTGCTGTATACCGGCTTCACTTAAAGCTACTCCGGCATAGTTTGAATTAACAACACCGTTATCAAGAGGATGAGCAGTATTAAATAAAGTAACACCATCAGTAGTTATAGTAGTGGTAGTACCAAGATTTAATACGTTCATTGCTTCCTGACATCTAGTCGCACGAAGAGAATCGCCTAATGCCCTTAACTTATCAGGGAAAACGTTTTTATAAATGTTATCCTTGATAGCTTCACGGCTAATAGGAAAGCTTAATCCATAGGTATTATGCCTGATAATCTTCTGATTACGAGCAGACATAGTATCCTGGGTAATAGGTGTTCCTTCATCTTTCTTACGAGCAAATCCAAGATATCTTAATTCCTGAACTATTTCATACTGATGATCAGAAGGTTTTGTTGTGTAAATTTGTTTCCAATTTTCAGGTAAGCTGTCGTATTGTCCGATGAAAATATCAATCATCGGTCTCATTAACTGAAATATGGAAGCTGAATTAATCATATTATTTTACCTCTATATTTAATTATTAAGCAGGTGTAACACTTACAGATCCAGGTCTCCATACATGATTATTAATAATTCCAATAACATTTAAGAATGGAGTATTAAAATATGTACCAGCAACTGCTACCTGATTTGGTTGCCCATATGTATCAGGTATATTTTTTGGATCTTCACTAAAGCCTAATACTTTAAACGGCATAACAGCAGTCCTACCATATTCATTTCTACCATCAACAACAGAAGGGTTAGCAGAAGATGATGAAAGAGAAGGACAACCATAGAAAGTTGAAACTCCCCAAGGGTTTTTTGGCGTATTATTTGTACCGTAGTTAGCAATAAGAGGATTATCAGCATATCCGGCATTAACAGCAGCAACACCGTTCCATTTATTAATGGTATTTAACGATACACCAGAACCAGCAGCAGCATTTCTACCTGTTAATAACATGATATTAGTACCGATTAATGCACTATTTGCAACAGTTAAGTTAGCTCCTACCACACCGTTTTGAGTATTAGGCCATGAAGCATCCTGAGCCTGCATACAAGGAAGTAAATAGAAACTATTGTTACCTGCACCAAACCAAGTACTAAGTTGTAATTCCCATATAATATCCGGATCATCGTAAACTACAGCTTCAACGGAAGATGTAGTAGGAGTACCGGCTACCCAATATTCCTGAGAAACCAGAGAACCTGAACCGTCAAGATATTTACAACCCATAAACACACCAACAAGAGGTGGATTATTTGTAATAGCAGTAGGAGTACCAGCTGCTTGTGTTGTAACAGTAGGATTATATCTGGTAATAACTGTTTCCCCTCTTTTGTAATACTGTCCGGCAACGGTAGAAGCTATAGAAGGCTGAATAATAACTGGATCACCTTTATTTAAAGTTACTCCGGCTATCTGATCAATAACATATGAACTTCTTGATAAGGATATGTTACTACTACCACCTTGTAAATGCCCAACAGGCTTTAATCCAAAAGGAGAATTTTGTTGATATGACATATATCTAAACCTTTATTGATTAATATTAAATTTATTATTTAAAGAAAATTAAAACGTATATTAAACGTTTTATACAGAGACTTTTTGAAGAGATTAAAGCTTAACTCAAATAACTTTTTTATAGAGATTAAAGATAACTCGGGAATACGATATAATCGTAAATTTATATGTATTATATTAATTAATTGGAATTAAGTCAAAACAATAATTCTAGGTTAAGGAATATACCACTACTGTTACTCCTTCCGGAAAATCGGATAACATTTCACCGGAAGAATTAATCAGTACTATTGTTACAGAATTAGTAGTTCTGATTATGTCCTGACCTATTCTAGGTGTTAAAGGTGCATCAGAGTTATTATTGGAACAATTTATCTGAACACCATATTCTGTTGTTCCCATAGGTTTAATAAAATTAATGGTATACTGATTATTTGAACTATTATAAACAACGGTATCAACATTAAATTTGGCGGTAACTGAAATACTACCGGATGTATTATTGAATCTACACCAGCTCTTGGCAATATTAGGTGAAATAAAAGATCCAAGAGCTATAATATCATTAATATTTGTCAGATTTCTGTTTTTATCTATAAGTACACCGTTGATATTTGCTTTTGATGTAGCACCATTGGAAGTAAGAGACAGATCATTATTTACATTGGTATTGGTAATAGTATTACCGTTTATCTTGATGTTTCCGGAAATAACCTGAGTTAAGGAGATATTTGTATCCAGTTTTACTGTAATCAAAGATCCGGCAGAACCATCATAATTCTCAACAGTGATATTATTATCACCAACAATAGCTCCGGAAGACCATATATCGGTTTTATTTCTATCAAACAACAATACTCCCGGTTCTATATTACTTAATGTCTTAAGTTTGGTTATAAGATTATCAAGAGTTAAATCAACTTCCCCTCCTGGATTGGTTACAGGACTACCATTTATATTAACCGATGAATTAGTACTTTTAACAACAAGATTAGTTATCCCGCTTTGACCGTCTCCGGCATTTATTATTCTCCAATTACCGTTACTTGTACTTACATCATAAACATAAAAAGTCTTGAATTCCCCAACACCTACAGTATTTAGAACAGTTAACTTATCATGTAATACAATATCAAAAGCGTTAGTGCCGACATTATTGAAGGTAATTGCAAATCCCGGTGTCGTCTCAGACGCATCGGGAAGAAAAACCTTAATGTTCTGAGCCGTTACCGTAATATCTATTATATCGGTAACTTCAACATTACCCGGAGTTACAGAATAAGGATAATCCAGTTGTGTATCGGCATTTATTGTTAATTGCTTACAATTATTAACGGAAGGGAAATACGCCATGATTTTTAATTATTCTTCATTACATTAAGAGTAGGATTCTCACTTTTATAATTGTAACTATCAGCCATTTCAACACTTCTTCTTGCTTCTTCCGCCTTTTCCATCTTTTCTTTCTCATGCAAAGTGTTTGCTCTTCTCATAAGAATAAGATCGCCGTAACATATAAACTTTTGTGATACAGGATCAGGATTATATATCTCAAACCCTTCAAGATTATATCTAGCAGGCAATTTTGATTTATCTATAGGTTCCCAACCTCGAGCAATAGCAAACGCATAAGCGGAATCCTGTCTATCCCTTAATTTATATCTCTGCCATTCATAAGTAAATCCGTCTTCTTGTACCAATTTTCTTATTGCATCAAGTGGATTAGTCATATCAATACCAAATAAACGATCTTCCTGCTGACCTCTTTCCTCTATCTGTTTTTCCTTATGTGTTTTCATTTCATACCTCTTTATTTATTGTATTTTGCTTTAGCTTTTAAGTACTGTGCTTCTGTTACACCCATAGCAGCAAACCCGGCTCTTTCCCAAGGTTCAATAGTAAGTGAATCATTACTGTTTGTTGCCATATTACTTCTAACACCGCTAACACCGGATTTCTTGTATGAAGTCTTAGGTTTACGCAATTCTTCCTTATACGCTTCCTTAGCCTCATTCAACACTTCAATGTATCTATCGGACATTATCTCATCGCCACGTCCAAGTTCATACAGTTTTTCATTGAATTCATCCATAAATTCAACCATTTTTCTTTCAAGCGGCGGATTATAGGACTTGGATTTAACATTCAATTCCGGATTTTCCTCAAGCCACATATTAGCTGATAGTATCTGATCATCCGTATATATTGATTCATTATCCTCTACTTCCTGTTTTTCTTCCACCTTTTTATTATTTTCCTTACTATCCCTATTTTCAGAAAACAAATAAGGGTTTTCCCTCTCAAAAGCTGAAATATCATGAATTATTTTAGTGTACAAATCATCCGCCATATCTAGATATTTAGTATCCTTAGCAGCTCTTGCATTCTCCCTATGCTGTTTTATGATACTTAAATCGTTCTGCATAAGATTATACTGCATACGCATATTATCAAGAGCAGCTGAATTGTATAACTCTTTTATCTGCTGATTTTCATTATATAATTTCTGACGTTCAGCGTATATTTTTCTAACCTTACTTTTGGTATCAAAATATTTGTCCTTATAATAATCGGCTACATCAGGTTCTTCTGATCCTTCTTCCTTTCCCTGATTGTTTTCCTCTCCTGTTACTTCCTCTTTTACCTCTTCAGTAACAACATCTTTTACTTCTTCCTGTATTTCTTCATTCTGTACTTGTTCTTTCATATTCAAACCTATTTAATTTAACTTATAAATCTTGGATCTTTAATTTTCAGCATAGGTGCATCCTTATACATCTGAAATACAGGTAATTTCTTATATTTAAAACGAACCCCGCTATGTCTTGGAAAGAAAAACCAATCACCTTTTTTATACCAGTCATCCATCTGCTGTTTGGAATCAGATAACACACCGTTACCTATTGCAGCAATATAACCGCATGATTCCTCATATTCATCAAGAGCATTATTGACAATAAGCCCTGATGCCGTCCTATTTGATTTTACAAATAATCTTATCAATACCTGTTTTGGATGAATCTCAACATCCTCAAATAATTTTAATTCTTCCTCCATGCTCCAGTTATTTAAATCAATACCTGCTTCATTATCAAAATTACGTATTAAATCCGTATTCATTTTATATCTCCATTAACTTTAAATATGGTTAGTATTTCTTCTCTTAATTCAAGATCCGCCGATAGTTTCCCGTATTCATAATTATATTTTTCCATTGATGATATACAACCTGATACAAGCTTTTCCCTTTGTTCCAGAATCTTGTCATCAATAATCTTGAATATCTTTTCAATATAATATTTATCCATTATAGATACCTGCTTTGTATTTTCTCAATTTCTGCTTTATATCTTAATTCTGCCTCTTCTTCCGCCTGTTTTACCTTCATCTTCTCTTTTTCAAAATTCATCTGGGTTTTGAAAGTATCGGCTTCCAGTTTATCATCGGCTATCTGTTTCCTGATTATATTGGCCTCTCTCTTCTGCTCAATATCGGCAGCAAGAAGTTCATTAGGATCAAGAGGTTTATCCTCGGCATTATCAACTCTGTTAAGTCCAAGAGCTTCTATAGCAGCTGCCGCTCTTGATGCTAATTCAAATTGAATATCAGGATCATCAGAAGGTACTTGCGATAGATCAATCCCCATTTCATTCTGCATCTGCAACATGAATTTCAGTGCCATATGTTCCTGTATGTGAGCTTCTGACTGTTCATTCTGTACTGCTGAATGAACAACGATATGAGCATCATGATTCTGCTCTATACCGGCTTTTACCGGTTTACCCTGCATCAGGTTCATATTCTCGGTTATAGGATCGGCAGGTTCAACTTCCTGTTCTTTAGTAACAAGTCTTTCTATTTCCTCATTACTTAACCCTTGAGCGGAAAATACCATCTTAAGTGCTTCAAAAGCATCCACTTTATCCGGCATCTGCATTGCAGTCTGAAATACCGCCTCTGCCTTCATTATTTTCTGAATTGTTGAATTAACTGAAGGATCTGATACAGGAACTATCTGAACATCCATATTAAAGTCATCAGCCGTTATTATCCTTTTCTCACCTTTAATAAAGAATTCTTCTTTCACCAGAACCTCGGCAAACATCTCATCAAGTAATTTAAGCTCCTCAGATAGCGAATTATGCAAGGATTTAAGTATTGATGCCTGTATTCTGTTTTTTTCTTCCAGAAATGCAACAGCAGTTCCTGTCGGTATATCCTCTTTTGAATCCATCATACCAAGTTCCGATGCCGATAATCTATCCTGCATCTGTGAAATCATCTCACCTCTTAAATCAAGTAATGCCTGGGACGGCCCTCCAAACGGTAAAACAGAAAAATCATCTCTTATTGAACCTCCGGAAGAATTTGGAATATTCTTGAATGTTCCCGGAGATAATCTAATGTCCGTAGTTTCCATTTTAGGGCCTCTATAGAAGCCTGAAGGTAGATTCTGGTATGTAGCCGAGTCAATGGTCAATCTCAGCATTTTAGTCGCAGCTACGGCGTTATTTGCCGACATTCTTGCTATACCCTGACCCCATATATCAAATCCGGTATAATACTGATAGGCAATAAAGAATCTTCTTCTTTTTTTCTTTTCATCCCATTGATGCCAGTTACGTTCTATTCTCAGTATCTTCCTGCTTTCCTTATCGATAAAAACAATATAAGGAAGAATATTACGCTTCTTATTTCCTTTGTTTTTAGATTGTTTTCTCTCATTGTAGAAATCAAGGTCTATATCAATATGTGATTCATATACATCATGCAAGGATCTTTCCTTATAAACGTTTACATCAACTAAACTATTTATTACATCTTTACTTGTGTTTCCGGTAGCATCTGCCGACCAATCTATTTTAGTGTAAGGTAGCTCAACATCCCTGAATACCCCTGATTTCTGACGAGCTAGTATATCTCTTGTCGATAATTTTAATATATGGGTAAGACGACCTGAATCCATGATCGTACTACAATCAATATTAATCAGGAAATTCTCAGGTAATATGAATCTGCTAATAGGCATACCAAGCAACTCGTCATAACACACCTTACGTATGACAGTGCCGTAAAAACCAAGATAATACAGAAATTTTTCATAATCCTTGTAATATTCCTCATCCCTGACAGTTAGATAATAGTTAAGCCAGCTACTTCTATTAGATGCAACATCCTCTGATAGTCCTGAATCCTGTCCAAATACCTTAAATCCTGCCGGGCCGCTCTCAGGCAATAGTTCTGCACGGGAAATAGCGGTAAAACGAACAAGAGCAGTACCGAGCGTTCCGTCAACAACAAGAGAATTTTCATTTTCCTTTGAAATATCATCACATTTATCACCGGTAAAGGTCATTAGATCCTTATGAAGATTAAGCCAAGGTTCTCTTGCCTTTACATCATCTTCAAGAGCCGCAAGAATATATGAAGATAGCTTATTTAGAGCATCTTCCGTCATATTTCGGGATAAATCCGCATGAAAATCATCCTTTTCCTTATCCATGAACTGATAAACAGTTGATCCATCAGGAAGTTGCTCGGCCATTTCAACTTTCCCGTATTCTCCTATATCAATAACATCATTATTTTTCATATATTCCTGATAACTAATATTTATTTGCAATTAATTCCAATTTTACCACAATAGACAAGTTTAATATATAACATTACGAGACGATAATTCATCTTCCGGCTCTATATAATCACCCGGATTCATTAATCGTCCTAAATTACGAAGTACTATCAACGCCTGCGTCATTGTATCTACATAATCAAGAGATCTTGGATTAGGGAAATACGATACTTCATTGATAAAATCCTTGGCAAATGGGGCAGCTTCATAAATATCAATGGAATTATCAATATCCATAGGCATCCAAACCATTCCTCCCTCTATCAAAGGCGTAATAAGTCTTACTCTTTGCAGTTTATCGCCGTGTTTATTGGGTACAAAAGGTTCTGCGTATACCCCTCCTCTATTAAGATCGGCTATTAAAGGATCTCCTGAAGCTTTTGCCTCTATTATTATCTTATCCGGAGCATAAAAAGGATTATAATCAAGAGTATTATACTGTGTATCCATGTAATTCAACGATAGTCTCTTTACTCTTTCCCTTAATTCAGGATATTCAAGACGATCACGCCAGCAGGAAAGCAACATTACATTGGTGTTATCCAGTTTATCCCTGAATATTCCCCATGTAGTACAAGCCGAGTAAGCTGATTCCTGTTTTGCCGTTAAAGCCGTATCCCAGCTTTGCAATATATATTCAAATCTAGGTAAGTTATGGTGTTTATAAACCCTGAACCAGTGTTTCTTGATAATACCACCCTCTAAAGGTGCAGGTCTTTGCTGATATAAAGCTGCATAATCGTAAGATCCAAGCTCCTTTTTAAGCTTGTTTATCTCTTCCTTGTCCATTCTCTCGGTAAGTAATTCTCCTTCTTCCGTTCTTATATCTCTCCATACTCCGTTATAGTTAGCCGGAATTGTATCATCAATATAATCATGCAAAGCAACCGTAGGTATTACATAATCCTTCTCAAATTCAAGGGGGAGGATAAGTTTTACCCATTCATTTTTTATATCATTCTGAATTACAGTACCCGATACATCAAGTTCATCACCTCTTTGCTGTACCAATATCCTACAAGTCGGTGATTCATCATTTAATATTACCCTGTTATACCATTTTAGAGACCACCATTTGTTGGTAGCGTCTCTTATAACTTCTGATTCTCCTCCTACTGCGTTGGGGTCATCACATATAAGTATATTGCCACCTCGTCCGATAACCGAAGATGTAACGGATGTTGAATATCTGTATCCGTTTTTATCATTTACAAAATATCCTTTAGCGTTCTGATCCGCTCTCATCTTAAATCTGTCTCCCCATCTGGAAGTATACCAATCGGACATTAGAAGAAGTCTGCTCTTATCTGCGATATCCAGCGATAACCCGTTTGTAATAGAAGAACATAGGAATTTCTCGTTAGGGTTGTGTATCCAAACCCATGCAGGAAATGCAACGCTTATCAAACTAGTTTTTCCGAGACGAGGAGGAACGTTTATAAGCAGATGAGTAATTTTTCTGTAATAAACATTTTCAAGATGTTCCGCTATAACCCGCAAATACCATTCATCCGAGAAATATCCAGACCCGTCTATAATCGGTAGCGATTGTCTATAGAACTCATACAAAGAGCTTTCCGCCAGTAACTTGGACTGCTCGTATTCATCGTAAGGTAGTAGAAAATCCTTGTATTTAGTCATTAATTTTTCTTTTTATAAACTCATCTACCAAATTTCTTACATACTCCCATTTTTCTTGATTATTAGCGATACAAATATAGTTATGTATTAATTTATCTTCATAC